AAGTAATGCACCCATTAAGATACGTTTCTCATTGTCTACTTCAGCAAGTTTTATCTCCTCGCTTTTTAGAGCTATAAAATCTTCTTCTATTGCAGGATTTTCAACTACCGAAATAGCTTCTATACCTGTCATTTCATCGTCTCCTAATATTAGTTCAACTATTCTCATACTATTATAACGTATTAATTATTTTTTTTGTTTATCCTAAACTTGCTCCCTCAATAATATTTCTGTCAAGTTCTTGTGCCGTGCTAATATCATTGGAAACTACAAAGGCTTGAATAGGTTGTTGAGATTGTCCAGCTATAACATCTGCTAATTGGTTTGTACTGCCTTGTCCTACTATATTAAATGCAGGTGGGCTTGGTGTCGTTGGAGTTGGAACACTTACTCCACCATTTGGTATTTGAGATTTTGCCTTGCTTACTGCTGAAGTCATAGAAGCGACTATACCTGCTGCTTGAGCTGCATACGCAATAAGTAAAGGTACGTTTTTTGGAAAACCTGCTTTTAACGTTGCCGTGAAACCTTTACTAACGTCCACTCCTGACTCAGCACTTTTAATTGCAATTTCACTTAATGCTTTTTTAGCAGTTAGCATCATTTCTTTTAAAATTAATCCTTGTTTAGCTATAAATGCTATTTTACCTATTGCTGATTCTTTGTTTACCAATCCTGCTATCGCATCTACTGCCATTTGTTTGTTTTTTACACGACTCATTTCAAGTTCAAACTCCTCCTCGCTAGCTTCTTTGATAAGGTCTAATCTTTCTCTTTCTAATGAGTTAATGTTTGTAAGTTGTTCAGACCTAAAACCTGCTACCTGTGCTTGTACTCCTGCTAATTCGTTTTGTGCTTCTATTAGTTGTACTTGCAACTCTACATTATCTTTGTTTTTAGCAAGTTCTCTTTCTGCTGCTTCAACTCTAAGATTAACATTTTCAAGCATTTCTTTTTCTTGCTTGTCTAGTATTTCTGCTAACTTCTCATTTGCTTTTATTCTTTCATCAATTGTTTTACTCTCATCATCTCGAATCTGTCTTTGTTTCTCAGCTTGTAAATCGTATTTTTCAATTAACCCTTGTTGTAATGCATTTGCTATTTGCACTTGCTTATTCAAATCTACTGTTTCTGTTGCAGCCTCGACAGTAGATTTAACATAACCTTTTATTGCACTTGTTGCTTTTGTTACTGTTTCAACTGACTTATCAAAGGAATTATTTACTCCTGTAATAACATCAACTGCTTCTTTACCTGCACTCTTTACATCTTCTAAAGCTCCTGCAAAGTCGCCACTAAATACTTTTTTGACTGCTCTTCCTATTAAGCCTAAAGTATCTAAGTAAGATTCGAATCTTTCTTGTATGTTTCTTTTAAAAGCATCGGCAAAATCAATTAAAGATTGTTTAGGGTCTTCAAAAATACTTTTAAAGTAATCTATCACAGTTCCAACATTTGCATCTAGGAAATTGAAGAAGTCATTAAAAGCAATAGATAAACTTTCAAAGGCTATATTGAAAGCGTCAGCCACTTTTTGGTTTTGCTCAAATACTTCTTTAAGTTTTGAAAATGCTGCAAGTAAAAGACCAATACCGATAGCCTTTAAAGTAGTTCCTATTTTACGAACTCCCTTAGCCGTGAGTTGTGTAGCTTTCTCAACACCCTCAAAACCTTTTTCAGTTTTAGTAACATTTTTATTAAGAGTTTTAATTTCATTATTTATTCCCTCAACATCTTTCTCTATTCTGTCAGTCTTTGCCTTTAACTCAATTATTACTTCTTTTGCCATTCTTTTAATACTTTAAATGTTTCCTTAAATGTTTCAGGATATTTGTATTTACCCTTAGCTATTCTTATGTTTTCTGTTTCGCCTGTTGCTACAGGCAACAACTCTAAAATGTTTTTTATCATAATATGTTTAATAGTTCTATATCTGCTTCGCCTGTTGTTAGGTTTGTTGTTATGCTGTTTATTCTATATGATTTACCAGATATAATGAATTTATCAGCAAGACTATAATTTAAAAGTATATTCATTGGCAATCTTGCATTTACTTTTGTAATTCTTTGTTTTACGTTAAATACGCTTCTTATATAATTAGAATAATACTTTTCAAATAAACTAGCTACAAAAGTTGTATCGTTTGTGTATTCGTTTACTTCATTGTTGAAGTTTAGTTGCATATCGTTTGTGCTTGAACTAACAGATGGTGTATTAGATGGTATGTTTACCTTTGTTATTTGTTTGTGGCTTGTTGCTACGTTGTTAATGTCTACTGCATCAACAAAAGATATAACACCTGTAGTAACATACACAGGATAGAATAACAAGGGTTTACCTATGTATGGGTCTTGATTAGAATCAACACTATAACCCCATTGTATGTTTCTTTGTCCTTGGTTATTAGTTGTTGCAGTATCTGATATTCTTTCAAATAAGAAATGTCCAAAAGGTGCTTGTATTTTATATTCGCTTTCTGCTAAATCTTGACCTTCATTGTAAAATATCTTTCCCCATTTTCTGTTATTTAGTTCTCCAAAAGTATTAGCTAAAAAAGAATCAGTATCTTCAAACTCAAATATTATCTCTTTAAAAGGTAAAGCAGTATTAACTTGACTTTTATCAACGTTAGTGTATTGTGTGATGTCATAGGTATTAAAGCTTGAATAGTAAGTGTCTAATGGTTTTACTTGTATGACATTGCTTTCTACATACGCAACTAAATTAAATAACTTAAATAAACCAGTTAGAAAATCTATAATTTTCATATCAGGTATTTGTTTATCTACGTTAAAAGTAAAAGATGAGTTTGTATTATAAGCTCCTGTATTTGCATTCGTTGAGTTAGCAAATAAAGTAAAATTAGAAGTTCCAGACTGATATTTAAACAAACTATACCAAAATATACCACTAAAAGATATTTGACTTGTTGAGGTTATAATAACTTGATAGCTTCCTGCTGCATAAGTAAAGTTATGTGTGTCTGAAGAGTCAGCACTTATCTTGATGTCGCCTGTATGATTTGTTTTAGAAAACACTGTTATACCATCTCGTTGTAGTGCTACATCATAAGCATCAGTATCTGTAGTTTCTAATTGTACATAAAAATCGTGCAGTCCAGTTGTAGTAGGAAGCGTAGGATTGTCAAAAGTAGGTATGTTAGTTGTAAAGGTTGTTGCCGTTAAATTATATTCATATCCAAAAGTTGATTTTATTATACCATCAGTAATTGTAGCAGGTGTCCAACCATCTACAATAGTTTCAAAGGTTGTTGTGCTTCCTGATAAATCTTCAACTGCACCAGACTTTCTATGTAACCACATATACAAATGGTCAAACTCTGTTAAACTTGTATTTTTAAAAAAGTCAGACGAAAAAGATAAATTAAAATCTGTTTCTATTGCTTCAATTATTTTGTTCACTCTTAAAGCGTATTTTAATTCATTCCATTTAACACCCTTTATGTGTTGTCCTCCTCCACTATGATAATGTAAGTTTCCTGAATCTGCGACATCAACTGACGTATCACTATTATAAAACAATCTTTGTGAGTGTGTAATTAAAGGTGCTATAATATCATCACTAGCAACATTAGAAGAAGTAAGGTTTGTTTCTATAGCTGTTGGATTGTATTCTGTATTATAACTTGTCAAGTCTAAATCAGATAATTTTTTTTCTCCTAGCTTGTCTTTAAGCTCTACAATATTTCCGAAAAACGTAACTCTATATGTGTGTGCTTGATTCTCTTTTAAATCTACTCCTTCTAGTTTTATTTTACCTGTTCTAAATGGTACGTGATTTAGTTCGATTTTTGCATCTACCTTTTTACGATTGTCAAAACCCCCCTCTATATTAAAATTATAGTTGTGTTTGAATAGTTTGTTGTTTGTAGAAGAGGCAGGAAGTGTAAAAGTCTTAGTAAAAGTTGTAAATACTTTTTTAATGTCTTTTACGTTTTTTATAGAATCTGTTAGACTTACTGTTTCATCTTTAAATAAATCAACTCTAGTATCTTGTATATATAATTGTAGCTCACGTCTCATACTATATTATTAATAATATCGTTTGCATCTTCTACTTCTAAAGTGTATTGTATTAGTCTGTCGTTTAATGATGTCTTTTTAAGCAAAGAACTTGTTTTTACTGTTACAGGACGTACTACACCATTCCAAATTATCCAAACATACTCACTTAATAAAATGTCCTCTATAACTTCATTGTATTGCTCTATTACATATTCAGTATTTAATGTAAAGCGTTTTTTTCCGTTCTTATTAAATGTTTGTATCTGGTGTTCTTTTGTATTGTAGTTAGATGTAGATTGTTTAAATATATTTCGTTTGTAGTTTTCTGACTTTACAGTAACATTTTCTATAGCCTTTAGAAAGAAATAAAAATCTTGATGTATTCCGTTTTTATTTATAAAAACCATTTGTACAGGAGAGTACTTAGCACTGCATATTCTTTTGATAGTCCAGGTATAATTTCCTGAAGTTGAAGACACGCTTTTTGCAGTTGTAGGAATATCAGTTTCATTTGCTCCTCCAGCTTTCATATCCCAAGCAGTCGACCTAATATTATCAGGTAAATAAATTATTCTACTATCTCCTGTGTTTATTAATTCGTAATCGTTAGGGTCAATATCCTCATTCACTCCGTCTTTGAATTCACTATAACCATAAAAGCCTGTGTGTGTTACTGCACTTTGTGCCGTTCCAGTTCCTCCTCCATCTACTGCAGTAAAAGTTGTCATAACGTAAGATATAGCTACAGTATCTAAAACTGAGTAACTTGCTACATAATAGTCTTTAACAAGTGTTGCTATTTCAAATACTGTTCTATTGCTTGTTGCGTTTTTAAGTATTGTGTAGGTAAGTGTACCATCTATTGATAATGCTAATTGTGCTGATAAATGAGATGCTGTTGTATCAGTTACAAAGTACGGACTTCTTAATAATATGTTTGCCATTATTCAAATATTATGTTTTCTATATCTTTTACAAAGTTCTCTTGTAGTTCAGCAGGTAGTTTCTCAAACGCTTGATTAAAAGGTTTAGTAAAAAACATACTAGCCTTTATACCTTTTTGAAATACGCTTCTTGCTATTAAAAATTGTAAAGATTTGTTTGTTATAAATCTACCTTTCTTGTCTCTACCTTTTATACCTTTTCTTTTTATAAAGTCTGCAAACGCTGAGGGTGGAGGCATTTTAGACTTATAACTAAAAGGTGTGTTTTTATTTTCTAAATAATTAGACTTAGAGCCTTTAACACCTCTATCTTGAAACATTCCGTATTTCTCCATAAAAAACTTAACACCTATTGAATCTCCTGTTTTAAATGGAAGATACTCTAAACTGTTATATAGTTTCTTGTTTACGTTTTTATTGCCCTTAGTTAGTCTTGACCTAGCTTGTTGTATTACAAACTTTCCAAAGTTATTTAAAGCCTGTTTAGTTTGTTTTAACTGCATACGTTTATATCATTACTTATTAATAAATTAAACGTACAGGCAACACCTGCTAATTCATTTTCAAACCTTTCATAAAAGAACTCACAAGAAGCATCTCCCTCAATTTGATATTTGTCTCTATAAAGACTTCCCTTGCTTAATAACCCTACTAACTTATTAGCTACTGCTAGTTGTGTGTTTAGTATATCTTGTTCGTTGTTGTTTCCTCTAAATACGTCTGTTGTTTCCTCTTTAGATTGGTCAACAATATCCATACACATAACAGTTATGTTAAAGTTGAGGACTTGTTCCTGGATAGTTGCAGAGTTTACTATAATATGTGATAAAGGGAAAATAGTTTGTTTAGATAAATCTATATCAAATATATCTCCAGTTGTTACAGTATTGACATTCTCATCTGTTAAGAGATTAGTCTTAATAGTTTCAGTGATTTGATAATAACCTCTTGCTCCTTGATTACTCATTCTTTATAGCTTTGTATTTAACACTTAGTAATAACAATATTAAAAAAACAATAGTGAATATATTTAAGTGTGGTTCTCCACAAATACCTAAAAAATGTTTTATTGTTTCTATCATCTATTAAATTTACTTTTTATATTGCTTGACTCAACCTCTGCTTTCTCTTTCATAAAACTTAAAGCATAAAGACAGGTGTGTATGTTTAGTTTAGTGATATCTTCAAACCTTCTAATATCTCCTTGAGCGAGTCCGAAAAGTGATTGATACCACCCCCATTTTCTTCCGAAGTTAGATACTGCGCTAAATTCGTTTCCTTGTCTTGTTCCAAAGAGTTCATCATAGCTATCGACAAGTCCATTCCTAAATGATAAAAAAAAAGTATCGAACTAAGTACGGCATTCATTGGCATATCTTTCATTTTCTCTGGGTCATCTCCTGTGTAGTCCTCTATGAGATATTTATCATTGTGCTTTTGTTTAATTGGTCGATATAAGACATTCATAGCTCTGTGTATGTTTTCCATATCTCCAATGTACGTATCTAAGTCTATATACTCTCCAAAACTTATATCTTCTAAGTTAGGTATAAAGCCGTAAGTCTTTCCATTCATTTTGAACTCTCTTACTAACTCTGGTTTCTCAGTAAACATATCAGTTAGTATAAGCGTAATGTCTTTAATGCTTTTAGCTTTCATTGACATTATTGTATCGCCTCTTAGTCCACAAAAGATTTCAATCATTTTAATTGCTAAAAAGTTCTCGTCTTTTTCTTTGTCTTGTATTTTAAGATACTTTTGATATTTGCTTAAAGTAATCTCACTTAGATTGTCAGGAATGTAAACTTCTAATTTCATATATATATAACGTAAAAAATAAAACTTTTAAAAACTATCTTATTGCATATTGACCTCTGTTAGGGTTCTTGAGTTGCATCATTAAAGCGTATCTTGCTGCATCAATACAATCTGGGTGTGTACCTGTTGGTTTTTGTAGATTGTTTCCCTCTTTGTCTTTTGCCCATACATAACCCTGTAACTCTCTAATAAGATTCTTAGACTGACTTGTTATGTATATTTCGTTTTGGTTGATTAGGTTAATACCATAGACTATTGAATCTCTACCTTTTGTTACTGCAAAGACTTTGTGTCCATAGTTTCTTAGTTCTTGTATTGACTTAGGCTCTGCACTATCAGCGTATATGTTTTCTCGTATCTCATTAGTCTTAATAAAATAACTTAGGTCTCTATTAAGCATTCCCTTTTGATATAGAACCTCATCAAATATGTAACTATTGTTCCATTTGTAAAGTCTAATAATCGTTGAGGGGTCTACAGAATAACCAAAATCAAGTCCAGCACATAGTAACCTAGCCTCTTCTGGAATAGTGTCAATAGGTTTCCAGTCTGGAATACAAACCCCCTCTAAACTACCTATCTGTCCTAGTCCGTACACTTGCCACCAATTCGCCCAGTAGGTTGAGGTCTTTCCTTTCTCTCTAGCTTTTTCTATTTCTTTTACTATTGTATC